GTTTTAAATGTGTCTTCAGATCTTAATGGACCTGAAAAAGTTGTTTTAGCCATATAGGTCTCCTTTTCCGCCAACATAGTATGAGACATTGTCTACTACACGAGTCTATGCTGACTGTTTTAAAATGTGTAGTGGGATAAATATACTCTTTTAAATATTAAAAGCAATAAAAAAGGGGCGCCGAAGCGCCCCTCTTAAGCTTTTAACTTAACGCTGATTATGCGCCTGGTGAACCGTAAATACCACGCCAGTCAGACCAGCCGAAGCTGTATCTTTCTCTAGCTTTGTATCTCATGTTACCTGTATCGAAGTCGCCTTCCATAGCTGTCTTAATAGCTGCTCTTTCGAACATTTTAAGACCGTTAGGCACATCAGTTTTAATGAACCAAGCATCAGTATCAGTTAGGAAGTTGTTTACCACGTATCCTTGTGGAAGCATTCCTTTTGATTTGATAGCGTTGATATCATTATCAGCAGTGTTAACTCTTTGGTTAGACGCCATAAGACGCTCAGCCGTAAATTGTAGGTCAGCTGGTATAATTAGTTTCATACCACGAGCTGCAATTTTAAAGCCTCTCTCGTCTTTGAAGTTACCAATAGCAGTTAGTCCCGCTTCAATTGATGTTTCGTTAAGGTCAGCAGCAGTTGACGGCTCATTCGCAAGTCCACTAGGAGCAGCGATAGTTGGATGGTCAGTATCAATTAGATATTGACTGTCCCCGCCTGTTCCTGAAGTGAAAGCGTTATTAAGGATGTTAGCTCCTTTTATTTGCTTAGTTTGAGCCATAGAACGTGCTAGTGCTTTAGTATAACGCTTAGCGATACTATCATAAAGATTATCTTCAACAGCTTCCTCAGTGATTGAGAAAGCGAGAGCGATAGTCTCATGAGTGTAACGAGCTGTGAAAGACTCGTTCGCGTCGTCATACTGAACACCAGAACCTTCTGGCTTAACAGCTGCTTCACCAAAACCAGATAACATTACTTCTTCTTCAAAAGCTCTATCACTAGATTCTTTATCAAAGATTTCAGTATGCTGGTTTTCGTATTGTTTGTACTCAAGTCCGAATAATGCATTCAGACCTGGCTCTAGCTCTTTTGCTAGTTGTTGTCTTGATATAGCCATTTTTTATGTCCTCCTGCTATTCTTAGTTAATGTGCGCTGCTTCAGCTATGAAACATCTCAAGTCGGCATGTGCTGCGTGTGAATTACCAGGTTTTTGAACAAGTCCTAGAATTTTTACACCAGATAAAGTGGTAGCTGTATCGGACACATCAATTTCATCGCCAGAAATACCAGTTGTACTGTTTCCGCCGTGAGTTTTGATATGATCACAATAAGTTCCAACTATTGCCTGAGTTGTTGCTGTTGCTGAGTCGCCTTGCGCCTCATATACTTGATATGGGTCATCATAAAGAAATACAACTCCCGTTGTAGTACTTAGTGCTGTCCCATTAAAGTGGTTTTTAAAAGTAGGTTTATTAGTTGTTGAGTCATCGTACTTCAACCCTCCCATTACCATGTTACCTGCAGTAGCTGCAGCAGATATATTAATATATCCACTTGCAAATATTACAAGGTCCCCTTGGTACATAGCGGTAGCATAGTCAGTTTTAATTGCATATTCTGACATTGCACCGTTAAAAGGGTTTCCGCCAACTTTCCCAACAGGTTTAAAACCATAGTAGCTATCTGCGTTAGCCATATTGTTATCCTCCTTAAAGGTTTGTTAGTTAGCGATGGATAGGAATCTCAAAAAGATTATTTTGTTTTTCCGGCACCACCAAAAGTTACACGAGTCTGCCTCTCTTGATTGATTGGCATACTTGGGTGCTGTTCCTTCATGAGATCGTTTTCTAAAGCTTCGTTGCGATCTTGAGTCATATTTCTAAAATATTCCTCGCGCGACTTTGCGATCTCTTCTGGTATCCTAGCCAGCAATAGGCCACCAACCCCGATCACTCCTGCGTATTTGCCGTCAGTAACACTTGGATAATCTGTATCTGGATATTCATCTGATCTTACAAATTCCCATCCGGATCTAATTTTACCAGAGACGTTTTTAGAGTCATCTTGACCCATACTCTCTGCGCGTATCCATCTGTGTCTGTAACCGTCTGGCGCAGGCGGTGCATCTAGTGATGATGGAGGAGTCCAAACTTTAGGCTTTTCTGTTTTTGCCCTAGTTGTACTCGCGCGGGAAGATTTCTTTACTACTTTTGTTTCGTTTGTCATGCTTATACCTCCTTCGCGGCTAATTGTTTCGCATACTCTTCAAGTGGCACACCTAATCTTTTAGAAATTGCTACCTGTGAAGGTGTGAGTCTCACAGTTTTTCTGCGTCCTTTTGTGGCCGGACGTTTAGCACTAGCTACATTCTGAACTGGAGCTTCGCTCTGTGCAGGTGTAGAAACCTCATTATTACCGAATTTGTGAGGAAATGCAACTCTTATTCTTTTGTCTACTTCTGAGTAGTAATCATTAGATTGTGGGTCAAAACCCTCATCCTCGACTAACTGTCTATGTATATCAAAAGCGGTATAAGTCATCGCATTATCCGTTCCAAACCAAGAATTCTTCGCGGACCACTGCTCTGCTTTAGGATCAATTTGCTGTGCAGCTTGATATATATCTTGCTGTGTAGGCATTTGTTGAGCCATCTGAGCATAGTTCTCTTGTGGTTGTTGTACTCTTTGAGCATTTGCTGCTTGTTGGTTTTGGTATTGTTTAAGTTGTTTAAGTCTTGACTCTTCCATAGCCATTTGAGAAATGACTCTTTGAGCATCAACTTGTCCATCAGCATCACCGTCAGCTATAGCTTGTTTTAATTTACTCTTAGCCGCAGCCATACCAGCAACTACTTTTTGAGCTAGTTCCTGTGTATAACCCGCTCCGAGTTGATCATACTGAGCTTGTTGTTGCTGAGCTTGCTGATTAATATTTTGTGCGTAAGAAATTGCTTCTTCTTTTTGCCTTTCGGCTTCTCGCATTCTACGAGTTAATTTCGCAATTCTTTTATTAACTCCTTCGCTGTAGTCGTCGAGCTCGCTTTTCTGTTCGCCTTCTTGAACGTCTGTGCGCTCAGCAGGTTGCGCAGATGCGTCAGCGGGCTGAGTACTGTCTTCTGTAGTTTGTTCAACATTTATTGTCTCCTCTTCTAGAGATTGTTCTGGTGCTACTGCATCAAGGTCTATCTCTTGGGCCTGTTCTTCGTTTTCTCCGACGTCAACCGTCTTTTCTTCTTCTTGCATAGTTAATTCCTCCTATGAATTACATTGCGTGAATCAAATCTTCGGGATTATCTATTGTCCCTAAGACTTCATCATCGTTTAACCTTATCTCTCCGCCTTCAATCTCCATGCGTGATCCTGCATATCTTGCAAATACCACCCAATCTTTTTCCTTGCACCACGGACCAGTAGGATATCTTTCTTTGTCTTGATAACAAAGATCACCCATCTTAAGTACATATCCAACTTGTGTTGCAACACGTGCTCTGTCCAATGTTTCTTGTGCAATAATAATTCCGCCTTTAGTTTCTTCTTTAACTTTAAAAGGCATAACGAGTAATCTCCATCCTGTAGGATTTGGGAGTCGTTCTAAACTAGTTTCTTCTGGGGCTTTCTTTGCTTCGTGTTCTGCTATTTTTTTAGCATCTTCTTCTGCGTCGTATTTATCTTCTAATGCGTGTGACTTTGTCATCGTTATCTGGCTCCTTTGGTTCTAGCAGGTTAGAGAGTTCCTGATTTATTGTATCGATACCATGTATCTTACCTATTATATATTTGTATTCTTCCATACTGTCAACCCCTCCGCTTGCTATCGTCTGGACTAGTGAGTCCATCTGATTTTGCATTGCTCTTCTTAGGTTGTAGATTATGTTTGCTGGATCCGTAGCTTCTGACATATTTTTTTGCCTTATCTCCTAATTGGTCCCAGAACTCATCAAGTGGGTTCTTGGGTTTATCTTCCCCCATTTTTTCCCCCAATGTAAAATTAAGTCAATCTATTTTTTAGTGAACATTTTAACGGCTTGACCTGCGCCCTTGATTCCGAATGATGCAGAAATTGCGATATATAATAAATGCTGATAATACGCCGGTAATTCTTGCAAAGCAATAAAGCCACTTTTGATGTATTCTTGACAACCAGGAACGAAAACGAGCACGGCCGGAAAAAGTAGGACTACTAAACTGAGTTCGTCCTTCCACGAGCCTTTCATTTGGTCTACAGCTGATGCTTCCCAAGATACCTTGCCTGCTATTTGTTGTTCTTTTAATGCTGTAGCAGCTTTTATCTCAGTTAGTTTTGCTGTAGCTTTAGCTTTTTTAGTTTCAACGACACCTTTGATCATGTCGCCGGCTACGCCGAGTAATGGTTTAATAAGTAAGTTTAACATACAAATATAATATAAATTAAACCAACAGCTACAACGACATTAAAAGCCGCCTGTAGTTTCCATTTAATTGATTGTCTTAGGTTAGGCATTAACCTACGATAATTGAGACAACAATTACAACTATAATTGCTGCGCCTATTAGTTTTGTTTTAATAGACATGTCGTTCCACTTGTCTACTATTTTTTCTCTGAGTTCTTCGATCATGTGATCCTCCTCTTTTTTTTCTTTTTGCGTTCAGCCTCTGAAAGAGCAATTGCAATAGCTTGTTTTCTATTGGTTACTTTTTTAGTCGACTTACCGCTTTTGAGTTTGCCCATTTTAAACTCATGCATTACTTTTTCAATCTTTTTTTCTTTTTTATTTTTAGACATTTAATATGTTATCTATATAGGATCTTGTACTTGCTGGCATTGCATCCAGTCCTTGTTGATTAACGTTCCCCGCTCCCCAGTTATAGGCTGCTAATGCTTTTTCTAAATCTCCACCATAGTGATCAGATAATCCTGTTAAATAATCAGTGGTAAATTGTCTGTTAACCGTAGGATCAGTTAAAGTAGCTGGATCTATTCCTGCTACACCAAATCCAGGATTACTTGCTGTTGCTTCCATAATTTGTCCTAAACCTATTTCACCGGCAGCACCAATTGCAGTAGGGTCACCTCCACTTTCAACTTGAATTAATCTATCTATCAAAGCAGAATCAATTTGAGGTGTTGTAGCTTCAGGGAGACCCCCAAAATGAACCCCATGTGTTACGTACTGGATCCAAAAGATCACGAATATCGAATTGACTTGCGTCTTGTTCAGCAGCTTGTTGAGCAGCCATTTCTGCTTCTCTTTGAGCCATTAAATCACGTACACTAGTATCGGTAAATTCATAATTATCTGATAAAGGTCCAGCGTCTAATCTGTTAACATAACCACTTTCAAAATCCTCTGGTTGATTTACAGCAAAGCCTTGAGAATCTGTTAACATATTTGCTGTTTCTGGAGTTCTTGCATATTGTTGTGTCATACGATCAGTAAACTCATCTAAACCTGTATATGCATTTAAAAAAGCATCATTAGGATCTGTTGGTTGTACTTCGGGTCTAAAAAGATTATCCCATTGATTTCCTGCCCAATCTCCCGCTGCGTCTACACCACTACCTATCCAATCTTTAACGTTGTCGAAAGCATCTCCTATCATTCCCATTGCCATTCGTCCTTCTTCCCCGGTCATAACTGGCGCTCCTGATACTGAATCTCTCCAAGGCCCTCCCATCTCTAGTACTTGATCTGCCGCTGATGTACCATATAAAGGTCCCTGACCAGTTGGTATTCCCGGCGAATAATCACCATATTGCCCAATACTAATAAGATTTGGGTTAGTTGGTATCATAGGCATTCTTGGACCTCCATACATGGTAGGTAAACTAGCAATTCCTGTAGGTTGTTCATTACCAAAAGCCTTTTTTATTAAATTCATTCCAAGACCCATAACACCCATAGGTGCATTGGCTAATTTACTTACATCACTTTTAAATTGTGGATTAGTAAAATTATATTTCATAGAGTTAAGTGGCCCCATTCCTTGTGTTGGATTGAAACCTATAGCAGTATTTAAATTAGCAAGTTGATTTAATTGTTGTGGTGTTCTTTTTTGTCCCCAACCACTTAAGTTTGCTCTTTGTGCATCCATATTGGATACCATGTTATTAACAGAACTTTGTGTTGGATTAACTTGTTTAACTTCTTGGTTTTGTATAGCTTGTTGAGCTGCTACGTTTTTTCTATTTTCTAATGAATTAGATTGGTGTTGTAAGTTGGAATTTTGAATAGCACCTTGTAAATTACCACTATATAGTGTGCCTTGTGTATTTCGAAAATTTGGATCGTAAGTTCCTGGCCTTACAGCCGTATTTGAAGCACTTGAGCCTTGATTAGGACTTCTACTTGCCACGGTTCAACTTCTTATAAAGATCGACTATCCCGCCTTGGTTATATTCTACTCTTCCGCCTTTATTATACATATATTTACCAGCAGCTTCACCCATTCCTTTCCACATATTTTGTGGGCCTCCGCCTTCAATCCATTGTCCGT